CCACTTGCAATGAAGTCTTCACCCAAATCTGTTTTAGAATTTCCCATTAATAAAAACCTCTTTATGGTTTGATATTTCTATTTATTTTGCGGTTCATACTCCCAAATCATGCTCCCAAAAATAATCTTCTGAGTTACCTAAAGATCCAGAACGATGTAATCCACCATTTTCAACAGAAAAACTTCTTGTAGAAACAAGAAAATCGGGTTTTTTGAGCACTGGAGGAGTCAAACTCTCTTCAGTCCATCGACATCTATTGTTTGGATACAGTCCAATTTGCCCATTAGGGAGAATAATACAGTTATGAGACTTGTGTTCTTCAGGAAATTCGGCAAATGTCAGGTCTGGAACATCTCTATCCGAATGATATGAGTCAATTGTAAACAAATACTTACCATTTTGAGAAACATGACCTGAACGATGCTTAACTTCGACGGACATTGTGTATAAAAACTGCTTTTCAATCACCCTAACATCGTAGTCAAAACTATCCCAATACTGCAAATCACTCAATGGGAGATTTACATCCATTTCTCTTGGACGATTGGGATAATCACTTTCCCAATCTACAAATGCAGAGATCGGTAGTTTATCATATAATGCACCGTACTCAGGGATGTATGTTTCAAAGTAAAAACATCTATTCCAAATCGATTTAAGAGATACCCACCATCCTTCTACATATTCTCCATGCCCATCACGAAGATCTCGTAAGTATTCCTTACGAATCCAAACCTTTTTTGGTGGTAAATTGACTACATTCATTACCCCTTACCTTGTCCACGGTACATTTTCTTAGCATTATTACGAGACGACGCTGCGTACTTAGTTCCTTTACCACTCCCTTGACGAGTTTTCTTCGGAGGACCAGGAGACCAATCATCCCTCACAAGTCCAGTCTTTGCTTTAGCCATTGTCAATTCCTCTCTGTTCGTTGTAAATCGTTGTTTTAATATCGGAAGGTTCTGGAGAACCCGTCTGATAAAACTCTATCGACAGATTCTCCATAAGATCCATATACTCATATACACTCAAGTTTGAATAAACTCTCCTTCCTTTGATAGAAACTGTGTATAGATCGTTAGACATCAAATAATCCTTGTCTTCTCGTGACCAACTCTGACACGAGGATCGCACCAGATCTCAAATCCTGCTTCCTTTGCATCCAAACAGAAACTCACATCTTCTCCACACATATCCTGTACTTCACCAGATTCAAAGACTTGCATCTTCGGTGCAAACCAAGGATACTTAATCTCTTCGTGCTCAAAAACGCCGTGCTTGATCATCAACCATCCAAAACCTGCATAGTCAACAGTGAAGGGTTTCTTACGCTTTGACATCGTTTCAAGAGTTTCGTGATTCATCACTCCACCATTGTTACGGAAGTCATCCTCATCCATCCAGTGTGCAACAGAAGAAGTCTGTCCATCTTCAGTGCAATACCATCCAGAAGCAATGTCCTGATCCAACAGAACCAGTTGAAAGAACTTCTCAGTGTTGAATACAATGTCACTATCAATCCACAACTGATAGTCGTACTTCAACTTACCATCCCAAGGAATCTGATCTGGTCCGCGCAGTACGTTTGCTCCAAGACACTTACAACGGGCAAAGTTGACCATTGATGAATAATCTTGAGAAATTTGAATAGATGCTCCACTCTGTACGATATCAAAACAGAGTTGAACAAAACTTTTCAGAAATTGATATGATACTCCCCGTCCTGGCAAGCAAAAGACGATGGTCTTACCGCGAATCATTTCTTTCGCTTTGTTGTAATCCCATTCGGGTTCCTTGCTTACGGTGGGAGATTTTGCTTTAACAGTAAATCCTTTAGCCATTAAAATAGTGTAATTACATCAGGTAGTATACTCTATCTATAGAGTATTTGTCAAGTCATTGGTGCGGTTTTCACCCCTCAACATCCGTAATGATGATTCCAAGGGCGTCAACCTCAATATTAACTTCGGTTCCCTCAAACCATCCCTTCTCATCACAGATCCATTCTGGAATAGTTAAGTAATGCTCACCCGTTACAGGATCGACCTCTACAGTCGTAAAATTTTCTGCGCGATTTTTTTGCATACAAGGTATTTCAGTTTTCACTTTTGTTTTATATAGAAGATTAAAGGTTTATAAAGACCTCGCGAAAGCAAGACTTTATAGCTTAATGGTACCTAGTCATTTTAGCCACACGCGCCACGGCGCAACGCCCCCAAGGACGGGGGCACTGCAAAATCACGAACGCACTGCGTAGCACGAACCGCTCAGAGGTCCGTCATCATTTCCACCATCTCATCGGCGCAGATAGCAGGATCATCCCAGCGAACGCCGTCGCCTGTCTCACCCAGAAAGGATCCGATCATCCCACCAGTCATACAGCGGACAAACTTAAACCAAGGGTTCTCACCATCCTCAGCATAAGTGACGCACGCCTTGGCAGTGTTGTAGAGGAACTGTTCGTTCCCGATCCACAGGGCAGCGTTCCAGGTCTCACGGTTTGCCCAACCGTTGTACGTGGTGTCGGTTGCAGTGGTCATTTGGTTTCCTTGTTTGACTTGAGAATACAATAGAGCATCTTGAGGGTCGTGCCAAAATCGTGTGACACTTACTCAACCGGACACGACTTCTTTATGCTTAGCGTTGTTGAAGTTAGCAACACTGAAGCGGCGACGATCGACCAACTTATATGTTCCGAACTCATTGGAGAGCACATAACCTTCGGCGCTAATCTCATCCTGTCCGATGAATGCTCTGGGACCTACATTCCGGCACTGATACATTAACTCTTCTTTGAGAACCATCATCAACCCGTAGACTTGCATCAGGTTAGCATTACCCAGAAAGTCATCATTTGTGAGAGCATAACCGCCACGGATGGAAGCATTAACATTCTTCTTAATTTGCTTCGCTTCTTTATCAGAAACGAATTCAGTCTTAGTGATAACCTCACTGATCAAGTCTACGATTGGAGGCATCTCAAATGCAGTGTGATCGTAGTTATACTCACCGGACCAAGTGTACGCCTTAGGGAACACAAACTTACAGTAAACTGTGTCGGTGATGATGAACTTCATCGGTTGAGAGATTGCATCCCTTAAGTCTTTCTCTGCTGTATAGACTGTATGGGGTGCCATAATAATTTCGGCGTCCACAATACCATCAAACTGATAGGTAATTGTGTTCGGTGTGTATTCATCAGACCCACCGAGTCCGATAAAGTCACCCTGAAAAATACCCTCAGTACGTGGCAGATAGTCGAAGCACTTGTGGAGGATAGTAGCAACTTCACCAGTGTGGTTAGCATCAATGTCCTGATGAGATTCATTGATTTTAATCTTCACTTTGTTGAAGACTGATTTGGTGCCCACAAAGAAATTACCCGAGGCAGGATTGATTCCCCACACGACGGCAGGAGATCCGTCGATTTTTACGCTTAGGTGCTGATCGGATCGCAGCGACTGGAGAAACGACAGATCACCGGTGAGAATGGTGTCTTCAGGGTGTTCGATGTGGAGGTTTTTCATATTGTTATTGTTGCAGATTTTAGGGGGAAAATCAAGCGGTCATGTGCCAGTGCGCCAACTGATTTTATGCGAGGCGCATCCCTGAACGGAATTCGGTGGTGGTGAATTCGGTGCCAGTCCAGAGACGGACAAACCACTCAAAATTTTTCTGAAACACACTCTCTCCTGAGTATCCGTGCTCTGCCAGGATTGCGTTGAGTCTGCTTTTGGTGGTGTTGCTCTGATATCCGCCATCATAGAGTTTCAGAGAATTCTCATCGATCTCAGCAATGAGATGCCCGTGGAGGAAAACCTTCGAAACTCCGTCGATCGTTTCAACCCTTGTGTTGTCCTTGCCCCAGTCGGTGCGATCGGTGATTGCTTCGTTCATCTGGGTTTCGATTTTACGCATAGTTGGTTTTGTTGTTTGATCTGAAAGTACAATAGAGCATTTTGAGGTCAGTGCCAAAATCGTGTGACACCAATCCGACTGTCACATGGTCTCAATTGCTTTTTCCAATTGATTGTTT